TGAATCATCAGATCGCCAAGACGTTTAGTCTTGCCACCAAGATCTGCTGGGAGCATAAGAGTCCGGAGCGCAGCATCAAAGATTACAAATTTGGTTCTAGCAGTATTATAGTCTCGGCCCGCCGACCTTCTGCCTGTAATTAAATCTGCTTCGATTGAAGACCAGTGAATCATTAAAGCTAGTGTGTCATCTGGAATTCCATCTATCCACCCACCAGTTTCTAGGCGAAGCAGATCAACAGATGCATAGTATGGTGCATAGGTGGTAGAGTAGCTTAGTTGGATTTCTTCACCTAGAGTGTCACCGCTAACACCGGCGATAGTAGAGTCAAGTAGAACAACAATGAGAGAGTTATTATCAATCTCTTGAAGAGCTACCGTACCAGCATCTATAACTGTGACAGTAAAAGTCTGAGCAACCTGAGCCCCAGATACTTGTGCAACCCATACGTCATACCAGGTGCCTGTTGCTCTAGGCCACAGTGCAGGGGCTGTAGCTGCATCCCAAACATACTCGTAAAAGCCGGTAGAGATTCGCGTGATACTGCCTTCAACTATGTGAATCGCAAAGCCATCACCTGCTGCTGGAGCAGTTTGAACAATAAATGTAGACGTTGATATAGCGGTATTTATATCAGCTGTGTCATTGGCACTATCATAGATATAGAGATCTAGAGTTCCCACATCTACGTCGGTTGGTATTCCGCAGGCGTCCGTGAACAAGACCCTTAGAGTGAGTTCACTAGCTTGGGGTGTACAGGTTCTTGTTGCCATCTTACTATCCTATAGCTCAATAGTTAGCTGGTTGGTGGCAACTGTGAGCTTCTTTGAAAGCTCAATTTCTTGTCCACCTCTAGATACACTGGTTACAAAATCTCCTGAAACTGGATAGGACAGTACAGTCACTGTGTTATCTAGAATAGTTGTTGGATCAAGGTTCTCAGAGAAGTCAATAGTTATAGTTCTGCTGGTTGTCGGTTGATTTACAGAGCCATTGGGTGGAACCATTCGCGATACAGTTAGATTTGTTTCTGTTGAAGTGAGCGCAGTTGTAGTACCGATAATGCTAGTGCTTGCGGTAGAGGGAACTTCAGAGATAGAACCAGTTCCAGCTGTAAACGAAAAAGAGAAAGAACTAGCAAGAATCTCTTGAGTTTCCAGTGAGATAGTATAGATATCACCTAGCTGAAAACCTGATCCACTAAATCTAACTTGAATATCATCTTCAAGACGTCTAAATCGTCTTGAAGTTACTCTACCGGTGGTAGCGGAACCTGGACCAAGACCTGAATACCACCACATGTATTGGGCAGTACCAATATTTCCAGCAGTAGTAATCTGAATGTTTAGTGTGTCGTCAGGCCCCGTATAGCCACCATAGACATGAGTGTCACTTGTTGTGCTTACAGCGGCAGTATCATCAACATCGAACACTGTTCGGCAGCTAACACCTCGGGTAGTACCAGCCTCTGCAGCACCGATTAGATAAACCGTGTACAGCGTCTCAGGAGCTAGGGGCTGCTTGGGCGTTAGGATAAGCTTGTGACGGTATAGGGCGAGTGCTTCTGCGGCCTGTGTCAGGACTACAGGAGGTCCAGGGACAACATCTCCAACTGCATCAACATAAACTAGCGTATAATCGCAATCGATCATACCGCTAAGTCCTGGTGAACTTAGGAAGAATGGATTGTCCCCGGTGTCAGGGTCTATCCAGAGTGCACTATCCGGTCCAGATGTCTGGTCGAAGTCTCTACCGTAAACGATTACGTTGTTAATACAAGTTGAAAGATCTACACCTACATCAAAAGTAATCTCAATATCTGCAGCAATAGGAATCCCAACAGCACTAGCGTTTGGATATATTGCTGCTACTGTCGGAATCGCCATCTTCTTCCTCCGCGTCTAGAGGCTCTAGCTGTACACCCCTGCGAATTGTTATAAATTCGCCTTCGTCTTGAATTGTTAAGCCAAAGCGATTTTGTCCAGTTGTAGACTCAATGGTCTCAGTGATTTCAACCTTAACTTTTCCAGGTTCAATACTATCAAACCAACCCATGAAACCTCCAGGCCAGAGAAGTAAAAAGGGGTGGGGCTTGGAAGCCCCACCCCCTTCTGTTCGAGGACTAAGACAAGTCCAAAGGTTTCTAGAGACCAGCGATCGCGGTGCCAGGCGGAATCAGAGCCGGAGCTGCCGGAGCTGCATTTACCGTTCCGTCGAAGAAGTTCTGACCAGCAGATACGTTCTCGAAAACACCAACACCTTGACCCTCATGAGCAACGGCAAAGCCGTAACGCTCACGGATCTTAATCTTGACTACCTCTACACTTTCGTCTCTCCACTCAACAGTGGTGGGATCTTCGTCCACAAGGTGGAAACCAACGTTACCACTAGAGAGAAGGAAGATATTGCCACTCTGAAGCTCTGGATCGAAGGGACACAGAGGAGAAATAACAATTCGGAAGTTAAAGGGGAAGTACCCAGGAAGCTGACCAGCAGAATCGGCCCTGTTGGGTCGATTAGCTAGCGTTGTCGCTGCAGCACCAGAGGGGCTGCCACCAGGAACGATCGTCTGACCATTCGTGGGTCCAGTAGCACCAAGTGCACCATTACTCCAAGGAGCCTGAGGGCCAGGGTTGCCATTCCATGTGTTGAAATAGGAACCACCGCCATGAGCAAGCATCATAGCTCGCAGGACAGGATCCTGAATGAAGGAATAGTAGAATAGCGGGTGCATAAGCAGAGTGTCAGCAGGGAAGCCTTCCTCAGACATATGAGCCATACCACGCATCAGGTCATCCATTCGGAGGGTACCATTAGCTGCAAGCGTAAGATCGCGACCGCTACAGACTCCATAAAGAGACTGAGCAGGTGTACGGTTATCAAACAGCGTAGTTCCTAGCGAGGTTAGGAAGTTCACAGCCTTCTGCTCCTTATGACGAACAAGAGCGTTGCCCATCAAGCGGAGGTTTGTAGCCATGATATCCCAAGTCGAGTATCGGAGAGCTTCGTCAGTAAACGAAGCAGCGATACCGGACTTCCCGATCCAAGCAGTACTTACCGCTCCACCGATCTGGAAGTTGACTTCGGGATAGGTACCATGCTCCTGAACATCCTGAGCATATACAGCACCCATCGCACCAGCAAGGACCTGGGTGTTTAGACCCTTCGCCTGTACTCGATTAAAAAGACCCGTGATTATAGCAAGAGGCTCAACCGGCTCTCTGATAAGAATCTCCATAGACTTCGCTAGAAGTGGAGTAATCTCAGAGCTTGCGATAGCATCACGGTTACGGGGGGAGATGGTCTCAGCAAATACGGACCATTCTATTCTTTCGTCGCTGTCTGGTAGCTGACCACGATTTTTAAAGAGGTCGGCTACATAACGTGCAGCGTGATTCTCATTCGAGGGCAGAGTCAGTTCGCGACCATCAACTAATTTGAGGTTCATCTTTAACTCCTTACTGAATCTTAACGTTGATTACAACGATTTGATTAGACACGGTTTCACCGCTAAGTGTTAGCAGGTCGCTAAACCCAAGGGTTGCGCTACCAGGCATTTGAGCATCAGCTGCCATACCTGTACTATTCCAGGCGGTCCGCACTCTATCGAGAAGACCAGCGGGTTCATTTTGTAGGGCAAGTGTTCGACCAACAAGATCTGCAGCAACTGCAGAGCCTGCAGGAACGAAGTTAGATCGCTGATCGAAGGTCAAGAACTGACCAGCCTGAGCAATCCCAGACAGGTGAATGTGGCGATGTGCAAGAGCCTGGTTTACGGCGTCGTAGAAACTGTAGGATACGGTTTCGCCACCACCAGCAGCATTCGTTGTACCATCAGCTGAGAACACAACGAGCAAGCCAACATCTGCGTCAAGGAACCAGTCGCCTACGACACCTGCAATAACCGCCGCAACAGAACCTCGCTTACGAATAAGCAAGTTAGCAGAGGAGGTAACCGGTGTACGAGTCGTATCAGCGGCTAGAGGCGTTCTAGTGAGCGCATAAGCAACAACACCCTGACCCGCAACTGGCGCTGCAGGAACGTCTGCAGAGTACCTCTGCAAACCGTTCAGCTGAGCCTGGTTCACAAAGAGTTCTGCACCACCAGCAACAACATCTGCATCAGGGAACGTAGTACCCTGTCCGTTAGGAGCTGCGGTGCCAGGGGTCCAAGGCCCTGCTGCATCAAGAGAAATCGTTGATACAGCGGGTACGTGGGCAACCTGAGGAACCTTCATCTGAATATCAGTTAGGAACTGAACGAGATGCTGCTTCTGGTAGTTAACAAAGTTAAGGCCACCAGCGGTTTCTCCAGCCCAGACGAAAACGTCGTAGGCTGAAACGCCAACAGGATTAGAGATAAAAGCATCTGCAACATCCTGTAGGTGACCTACAGTACCTGTAGCGAAAATGGCTGCAGGTGCAAACCCCATGTCAGCCTCGGCTACAAGGCCCCTATCTAGGAGCGCAGTAGTAACCTGCCCCTGGTTGTAGGTAACAGCATTTGCAACCGCTACCCCAGTTGTGAGGTCAATCACTCCTGAGGTGACATCAAGGGCAGTGTATACAAGGCAGGCAGTTCCTGCACCCGCTCCTGCTACCTGAGCATTAGTCGCAGGGTCGGTACCACCAAAGGCAAGCCTCCAACCACTGGGAACTACTCTACCTTCACGATCGAATGATACGACCTTTCCACTAGAAATTACGTAAGAATCGTCACTAGCCTGATCCGTCCACTCGATGGGTAACCATGCTGCGGGCTTCCATTCCCCCGCTGGGACGGAGACATTAGCTTGGACTTTATTATTTGGAGTGATGTTATCTAGAACATCAGTCCGGGACTTGAAGGTCCCACTAAAGCGCTTTATGGGCATTTGTTAATCTCCTGATTAAATATAGTTTGTAGGATGGAATCCGCGAGGGAGATATCGCTGCTTAGTTGCAACGTATCTTTCAGCAGCACCTTCCCCATCAGTTTCTAGAATTTGCTGGAATTTTTCCACAATAGTTTTCTCAAAGTCTCCGAGTTCTTTCTTAGCCATATTAGATAGACTATCTCCATTACCAGAAGAAGCTACAGAAGGATTTTCAACTTGTAGGATTACATTAGTAGTTGATTCCTCGCTAGTTAGCGTAATCTTATCAAACCAATCATACATAACTTCAAGCTTATCTGTATCTTTTACCTCAGAAAAATCTTTTTCATTGCTTGTCGCTAGCGATGTCAACACATTATCAAGCTGTCCTTCAAGAGTCTCAACCCGCTTAAGAACGCGAGCATGATCCTGTTGAAGAGAGTCGTAATCTGCATCTACATTGTCACTAATCTCATCTATCACTTCCCAACCCATAATTAGAGATTCCTTTTCTAGAGCTTCCTGACGAAGTTCGTCAGTCCACTCTGTCTCGGCCTCAATTAGGTTGGCATCATCCCCATCGCATGCAGGAAGGCTCCAGCTGCTTTGATTTGCCTTTCTACATACACAAGCTTTAATTTTACTGTAAAGCTCTGAGGACGCATGCTGCTTGGCTCTTGCTAGAGCATTAACAGCGTGTGCTTTGTCTGGAACAGGATAGCTTCTATCAGGACCACAGAAAGTACTTTCCTTTAACTTGTTGCGCTGCTCGCTTGTGAGCTTTGCATCAAAGGAAATTTCCTCCTCAGTCTCTTCCGAAGTATCAGTTTCGCTAGCCTGCGGTTCTGCACTGAGCTTTTGCTCAGTAAGGTTAACCAAGATATCTATCTTAGCAGATAGGTCCTGAATGATTGTCTGAATATCAGGCTCAGGGAAGCTTTCGGGCTCCTCTGCTGCGGGTTCGGCTGAATCTGTTGCTTCAGATGCTTCTGCATCTTCTTCAATATCCGTATTGGAAGGCGCTGCTTCAGCTACTTCAGAGTAGCTAATATTGTCAGCAGCAACTTCTTCTACTTCTTCTACAGCAGAAACCTCTTCTGCAACCGTGTCTTCAGTTACTTCTGTGGTCTGTTCTGTCATTTGGTGCTCCATCGTATAAGTAGAGTCAGTGAGGTAGACTGTTTCCATATCTACGCGACAATTGTCCTGACAATCCTTGGAAAGCTGTTTGCTATCATGAATTTCCATTGCAAGGACTTGAGAAAGGTCATCAGCAGGCATATTAACAACAGAACCTTCAAGTACTTTGAAGGTTCCAGTAACAAAAACACAGGGATCGCCATCATAAATGCGGCCATGCCTGTGTTCGCAAAGGTCACCATCTGCCCAATCAGAATAACAAATACTACAGACATGTCTGTCTGTAGTGCTGCCAGCTGAAAAGGTAATGTACCTGCCGTCAAGAAACTTTTCAATAGCTTTCTGGTCTGTAATTCGAGCTTGTACTCTTAATCTTCCCATTCCAGGCCACTCTTTATTAGTAAGAAGGCCAAACTTTTTCATCTTCTTAAAGATCTGTTTGGGATCATCTGAATCATAGGCGCCTTGCAACTCCATGTAGGAAGAGATATCTGTAAAGTATCCCATAGCCTCGGAGGACATATCTTGCCACTCAGCACCAACAAAGCGACCGATTGGATCTTGGTCGCTTTCGTGATGTTGAAGAATTGGTTTTGCATATGGTGACAGTATTGTGCTAACGCCGGATTGCTGACCCTTGACTGAATAAATTCTATTATTTATTCTTCGTCCAGAGTGGCTTAAGTCATAAGTAATCACAAGGCCTCGATTTTCACGTCTCGTGTCAAGTGCAGCATCGATCAGGCTCACCTTGTCCTTTAGGGACAGGGAGCACATCTTTTCATCAGGGTTGATTCTGATGAAGTCGATTAACTTAAACTCTCCAGACATCCGATCTCCAAGTTATCACTGTGCTGGTTGCATCCTATAAATCTATTAATACTTTCAAGACTCTAGTATTACAAGTAATTCTAAAAAACGCTAGTCTGTGTGAGTGGAAATATTATAGATTTAGTCATCAATAGTCAAATCAGGTTGGGATCTTTGCGCAATAGTAACATACTTTAGAGTTAAATCTCTGAATCTCCATTTAAAACTATCAAGTATGGTTTCTGATTTTACACCAAGTGACTTAAATTCTGTAAGTCGCTTATCAAGTTGCATTGAAATTCTATCAAAGTCATGCTCGTAATTCTCTATGAGAATTCGAAGATAGTTTGAATTAACAGGGTTGTCAACATCATGCGCTTCTGCATAAGCTAGCGCTATTTCAGAGATTCCTTGCTCAAGCTCACCAAGCCATTCCTTGTATGCATCTCTTGAATACTTTTGAGCTGTACGCTTTCCATTCTGATTTTCTGGTCTCACTTTTGCCTCATTTGCTCGTTGTGCTCCAACGGAGGAAGGGTTTGCTGGGCGACCTACTGCCGCCGTTCTTTCAGCCTGTGCCTCACCTCTTTTTACTCCTTCAGAAGTAATCGACGAGGAGACTGACTCAGATAAAGCATCATCAGCAGCAGCGAACCCAAGGAATTTCAACAAAGCCAGGGGCTCTTGGTACAACTTGAAGTTTGTATCTTCTCTAGCTTCGTCTGATACAGGAGGAAGTCCGAGATCTTTCCGAGCCTCATGTTCGGTAAGGAGATTGTTAAGCCACAACTGAATAGTTTGATTCTCTAGTCTAGATCTTTCTTCTTTATCAACAATACCAAATTTAATATACACACGATCCTGCCTGTTAGAAAGCTCGTTAACATAGCCGCCTTCTAGTAGCAACTCATTAAAGATATAGAATTCGATAAATTCTTTTACAATCTGCTGCAAAGCTTCAACATCTTGAAGTGCGCTCTTGGAGAGCGCGTTAGCAGTTGAGCGATTAGATGTATCACCCTCACCCATATCCACGCCAGAAACACCAAGGCCAGCAAACACTCTCTTTTTAAAGTGTTCGAGATAAGTATCAATTCGAAGAGCACGCCCTTCAGAGCCTATCGCAGATATGCTGTGTCTATGATCTGATATATATATCCCTCCAGCAGGCATGTACTCAAGTGTAGTTTTTACTACATCTGTTTCCTTGATACCGTCGGGACCATACCTTTCTGGGAAGGCATCGCTTCCAACCTGATAGTGAAATAACGGATACAAGTTAGACTCAATAAGTTCTTCTACGTTTTCTTCTATCCTTCTCAATAGAGCGATATCATCTAGTACGGGAGATACCTCTGGAGTGCCGATGGCAAATCCAGGTTTTTTGTTTGTATAGAAGTGAACGATATCGTCAGGCGGAAACTCTTTAGTTTCTCCATACGGGGTTCTCTGCATTAATTTCTTTATGTCCCCATTGGACTTTGTCTTAAATCGCAAAGTCTCAAAAGGAAGAATAAAGTATCCTGCAACAGGATCCAGTTCCTTGCCAGTTGCACTTGTACGAATCTTACCGCTAGACGCTTTATTGTCTCGAACTTTGGCCCACATACAGTTGGAATACCGCACCAAGTCGTGAGCAGTTTGAGTTACTAAAACATTGAATGGAGTGTTGGTTGCCAACTCAATTTCTCGCAGCCTACCTTTAACATAATCGAGGGTCTCAAGGTTGTCTCCAACAACCTCCCAGCCAGCGATCATGAATCTATTTGTCTTCTTTTGAAGAGCTTTGAATAGATAGCTATCTGTATCTTGGGCTATCTGTATCTCTTCTAAATCGTACTCTGGTCGGAACCACTGTCCGCGATGACGATGAGTGTAAGATAGCGTTCTACTTGTTACCTTCTTCAAGCCTGTACCAGGAATAGACGTCTTTTTACGCTTAGGCGGGTTACTCTTTGCGTCAAAAACGGATAATGCTAGCTCAAAAAGTTCTGGTTTCATTCCATACTCCTAGCCAGGTCTTCTGCCCACTGCAAGCGCAGAGTCTCTTCTTGAGCATCAGTAGTGCATGAGGGGTCTTCCGGAGGTGCTATAGTCATTGATGCCGAGCCCTGTTCAATAGTAACTTGCTGGTCTTCGTTAAGACTGACAGTAGCATTAGGATAAACAATTTTTAGCCACTCTTTAACCCTATCTGGGTTCTCTTCAAGCTCCCTACACCAATCAGCAAGATCACCTGTTCCCATATTTGATTTCATCTTTATTATTAACATTACTAGTGAAATAAGATCAAGGATTGTATTTATAGCTCCAAGTCCACCAATTTGCAATCCTAGAGATCCACCCATAAAAGCATCTAGACTTTTTAAAGCAAATAGAATGTTACCAAAAAGCTCTTGTATCCAAGTCTTAACTTCTTTAACTGCAACTATAGCTTTGTCAATAGGATTTACATACTTCCAATTTTGCTCTTTCATTCTTTTGGCTAAAGTATCTTTTGCTTTCAACCCTACGCCAACGGGAATTCCGAAACTAACTGACTTGCTACCGCCACCACTCAGCCCCTGTTGAAGAGCTGCAAGTTTCTGCCCAAGAGGTCCAGTTACGCCATAATCCCCAACACCACTCGGAGCACCTTCACTTTGCTGTGCTTCTGCTGTGCCAGAGCCAAATAGCGAGAATCCACCTTGCCCTCCTACCTCACCAATATTTGATGTGATCCCAGGCAGTTCTGGCAGTCCACCGATTGCATCACCAAAGCTTGGTATAGCAAATGCACTACCTCCATCCCATCCAATTTCACCACCACCTACACCGTTTGCTTCTCCGGCAAGGAATGGTATCGAGGAAGGTGCTTGTCCTGCACCCGGGTTAGCGCCAGCGAATGTATCTCCTAAAGCTTGCCCAGCAGCTACAGCGGTTTTTGCTACATTTATACCCTCCTCGAATAGCCCAGAGGCCATCTCGAGCGCGTTTATAATACAGACCAATGGCTGAACAATGATTGCTATTATTTGCTCAAGAAGCATTGTCATCGCATCAACGATTAGCTTTAGAAGCGGTCCAACTATTGATGTCCAATCCAACTTAATATCTAAAGTGAACATGATGTACTTCTTGAGAAGCATCTGTAGCGAAATCATAAACATTATTAAATCTGGAGGACAAAAGAACTTAAACGCATCAAGCATCAAGCACAGATCTTCTAGCATTCCAAAGGGATTGATTGCATCAAGAACCTGATTCACGATATTCTCTATATCTTGAAGTAGATCGCCAATTGGTCCCAATAGAGACATTGGTTTGAGCTGCCAATTGAACTGGATGCTTAGCTCACAACCAAGACATTCATCAAACCAGTCTCTTGTCTTTTCTGGATCTATGTCCCAGTTGGCAAAATCCTCGTTCAACTTAGAGAATAGTTCTCTTAGTGGATCAACTCGCTCGCCCTGAGCGATAACAACTTGAGGAGTTGTAGTGTTCTGCATAAGCGTTTCAACGTCAAACAGATCAAAGTTATCATCACAAGCAGGGCTGTTGTCCTCTGTCCCCTCGTTTTGAGAATCGATACCTGGACTTTCAGGAAATTCTGGACCCATCTCGTTGAAGAATTGAGGGGCAGCTGGAGTCGGCATCGTTGGGCCAATTCCTCTAAGTATATTTTCTTGAGACTGAAGAATCTGACTCATCGTAGCAAGCGGTGAACGCATTGCCAGCCAGCTGCCTTCTCTAGTTTCGCTAGAGATAGCTTCTTTTTCTACCTCGTCAACAATCAGAGAAGCCCATTGGTAGAGATAATATTCGTCGCTCTTCTTCACTGTACTAGTCGTCCAGAACAATTAGGTCAGGATATACTGTACTGCCATCAGTTTCTGTATCCAGAAATCCCTTGTACTCCAGTGCTCTAGCTAGAGCACCACTTGTTGACAGCGTATCAATTGGTACCTGACCCATAGGCCCCATTAGTAGTAGCATTTCTCTTATTATTCGTTGAAAATCGTCACGATGAACAAAATCTCGTCCAATTTTCATATACATCTTTTCGTAGTCTTCTTCTCTCTGCTCTGGATCATTTTCATGATCTGGTCCCTCACCGTTTGCCCCATCCTTTAAAAAGCCCATACTAGTCCTCTTTTGTAAATAAGTCTGGAATCTGCTCGTCCTCTAACTTCTTTTTGATAGCCAGTGCTTCCTTATACATTGTATATGTAATTACATCTGTTTTTTTACCAAATAGTACTTTGACTGCTTTTTTTAACCTAGGCTTTTTATCAATCCTAAGAGTGTATGATACTTCTTTTTCGCCGTGAGAGAGCAGGCTATCAATCTGCGTTTCGCTATCAAGAATCTTAGATCTAATTCTTTCAATATGGTTGAGCAGTTGCTCAATCTTCTTGTCAACAATCTCAGCTTCTTCTGGAGTTAGCGGCAGTTTTGGTTTAGATGACAAGAGCTCTGAGAGAGCCCTTTTATTGTTAACGCTTCTTATGCTCTTTTGTTTTTCCTGAACAGAAGTAACATTAACGAATTCTCTAATCCTGAGATTCTTTGGTAAAAATTGTGGCTGGTACAGATCATCAAATATTGATGTTGGATCACTCTTCTGCCTGGACATTACGCACCGACTTTTCTAATGAAATAAGAAACTTTCACTTGCATGTTCTCTCGAAGCTGAGCTGGCTCTGCTCCTGGACAGTATACTCGAATCCAAATGGGATGATTCGTAAATGTATCCGCTGCCTCCGTAGTTCCAATATCAGGAATTGCAAGAGCATCTCCTGAGCGAAGTAGATCCCATTCAACCTCTGTTGGTCGCCTTTTACCATACATAAGCTTTACGGACCAGCCCGTTGTTCCGAATCCACCTGCGTCATTGTAGCCACCAATAAACTCAGGTGTAAGAATTATATTAGTATAATAAATAGAAGAATCATGGTTTCTTAAATAC